GTGCTCTTCCGATCTATACCGGTTGAGCTTTCAGATGCAATGAATGTGACTAATTACTTGCGTAAGGGTCAACGTGTACGCACTGTTAAGTTGAGAGGAGTGTATTCAGAGTGTTTGATTATTCCACTTGTGTATGCTGAGAAATTAACACATCCTAAAGCTAAGTGGGAAGAAGGTACTGATATGATGGAATTACTTGGGATTATTAAATATGAGCCCCCTGTAACTCAAATTCAATTAGCATCAGGTAAGAAAGTACGTTATCAAAACAACCCAGCATTTACTACTTATTATAAGTTCCCAAATGCTAAGAATGTAGCGGGAATGTTTAATGAGGAAAACTATGTAGAGATTACTCGTAAATTACATGGTACAAATGCTCGTTATGGTATTGTTAAGAAATTGAAATTATCATTCTGGGACAAGTGTAAAAAGTTCTTTGGTTTAGCTGATGAATGGATTGATTATGAGTATGTTTATGGTTCACACAATGTTGAGAAAGGTTCCGACTCACAAGGTTTTTACTCAACTGATGTTTGGAGAGAAGTAGCAGATAAATACCAAATCAAAGATAAATTATGGTCATTTATTAAAAAATACACATACACACCAAATGAACTTGGCTCGGGTATTATTTTATATGGTGAGATTTATGGTCCGGGTATTCAAAAGAATTATGATTACAAATTAACAGAAATACAATTTGCTGGATTTGATGTGTCAATTAATGGTGAATATCAACCTGCTGATATCGCGGCATGGAATGTCAAAGAGTGTTTAAAACTACAATATGTACCAGTACTGCATGTTGGTCCTTGGTCACAAGAGATTCAAGATAAATACACATTCAATAACTTTATTGATGGTACTAAAATACCACATGAAGGTATTGTAATTAAGCATGTTTCAGGTGTACGAAACAAAATATACAAATGTATCAATCCTGATTACTTGATCTATGGAGAAAAACATGATATAGGAGATTCACATTAAGATTTGGCCTTCGGGCCTTTCTTTACTATATTCAGAGTATGACAAAAAAATTTAAAATAGGTTCAACAAGAATCAATTGGGCGTTTAGATACATATGGGAAAAAGACCAATCCCTAAATAACTATGAAGTGTTTCAAATGAAAAAAAAATCAGAATTAGGGGTATGGTATCAAAAATCCAAAATAGTAGGTCCTGTTAAAAAAGGAAACACTCGAGAAGAAACTATTGAGAAAACATTCAAAAATAATTATGTTAATTCATATATGATAGGTTTGAAATTAATTATATGTCAAACTTGGATTTCGATTACTTTTGGAGATACAATGGTATTTTAGGATAAATAATAATATAAATGAAAAAATTAATAACAACAATAGCAATATTAGCTAGTTTAAACACCTATAGTCAGGTGTATGTACCCAATTCGTTTACCCCAAATAACGATGGTAAAAACGATTATTTAGCCGTTTATACACTTGATACATTATCATTATTTGAACTAAAAATCTATAACATGTATGGAGAAAAAGTTCATGATGCAACGGATATAGAAGATGTATGGATGGGAGGTCAAGTATATTATGCCCCAGAAGGACAATATGCTTATATTTTAATTTGGAGAAAATTAGGTGAACAATCAACTCATACAAAACAAGGTTACATAAATTTAATTCGATGAAAAACAAACATTTACTTTTAATTACAGCTACAGTAGCATTCTTGACATTTTACGTACCAGTAGCATGTTTCACTGATTATGTTAATCATATTCCATTGTGGGCATTGCCTATATTTTGGATTGTAACTCAAATACCATTTTGGTTTAATGAGATGGCTTGGAGGACAAGTAGACTTGGTTCGGACAGTTATAATATGTTTCATCAAATTCATTATGATGGAAAAGAATGGAAAAATAGAAAAGCTAGTATTTGGCTAATTATATTTAGTTTTTTCAAATGGTGGATTAAAGAACCAATTTGTATTATAGGATCGTTATTTACATTAGCGGCTTTAGGTTATGGTATGTATGATTTCTTTAATGAGGTTTTTGAACCGTTCCTACCATATTATATCTTTATGGGGTTGTGGTGGATGTATTTTACAATGTCATTCTTTGAATTTAAAGAAAAAGTTAAATATGGTTATGTCTCATATGGTAAACGTAAAAAGTCAACTACACATTTTTCACCTGAGTGGTATGAAGAACAAGAACGTTTACAAAAACTAAATAATAAAAAATAAATTTGGCTTTCCAAATACTTGATATCATATTCAGAATATGAAAATTAAGTTAAATCAAGAACAAAGTATATGGTTCACAAGTGACACTCACTATGACCATGAGAACATATGCGCCGCTACAACTAAGTGGATTGGAGCTGAACATTTAACTCGTAAATTTAGTTCACTAGAACAAATGAACGATAAATTAGTAGATTCAATTAACAATAAAGTAAGTCAAGATGATATTTTGTTTCACTTAGGGGATTGGTCATTTAATGGCTTTGAAAACATTCGTAAGTTTCGTGAGCGTATTAATTGCAAAAATGTCCATTTGATTTTAGGTAACCATGACCACCACATTAGACGAAACAAAGAAAATATTCAATCTGTTTTCAGTTCAGTAAACCAATATTTGGATTTGGAAGTGAAATGGAGACCATATCACTCTAAGTTAGTAGCTGATAGTTACGCACGATTTGTTTTAATGCACTACCCAATTGCAAGTTGGAATGGAATGGGTGATGGAGTGATTCATTTACATGGACACGTTCATTTACCTCCTCATCAACGACTTGCAGATGGTAAAGCAATGGATGTGGGTGTGGATGGAAACAATATGGAACCAATTAGTATGGAAGAAGTACTTAAAATAATGAGACCTCAACCAATTGCTAAATTGACATTACCAAAAGATCATCATGAAAATAAATAATTTAATATTATGGAAGGTTTATCATCAGGAATGTTAGTAGGTATTACACTTGGTGTAATACTTATGGGAGAGGTAAGTTTATTTATTACATTACTAATCCCTACTATTTATTATAATTATAAATTTTTTAAAAGAATAAGTAAATAATTTAACTAAAGGCCCCATATTTTTAAAATATAATATATAAATATCATTAAAAATGTGATGTAGCAGATGTAGGTGTCGCGTCTTACTTCCGGGGTAAGAAAGATCACAGGTTCAAATCCTGTCTAGTTCATAAATAATAGAAATAATAATAATAGATTATAAATGCGTGAACGGGCAACTTTAGTTAATTAAAAATAAATAATTAATGAATAAAAAATATATTTACCTAGACGATGTACGAACACCACATGACCCAAGGTGGACTGTGGTTCGTAATTATGATGAGTTTGTAGCTAAGGTTACTGAAATTGGTCTTGATAACATTGAATTGATTTCATTAGATCATGACTTAGGTGACACAGCTATGATGGAGTGGCATACAAATGTTTATCATAACTTCAAATTAGACTATAATAACATTGCTGAAAAAACAGGAATGGATTGTACTAAATGGTTAGTGGAACAATGGATGAATGGAGCACCAGTTTGTGAAGTAAAAATTCACTCTGCAAATGCTATTGGTTCAGCAAACATGATGGGCTATATTAACAATTATAGACACATTAATCGTTTGCCTCAAACTTGTGAGCGTTGGCAAATACCACACACAATTGAGACAATAGTAGAGGATGTTCCAATTCAAGAACAAGGAGATGAGTAATATACAAAAATCAGTAAACTCAATTATTAGTGATTTAGATAGTACATTTAAAGATTTATCACGTACTGTTGAAAACCAATTTGATGAATTAATGGAAGTTATTGAAGAAAAAGATGATATAATTGAAGAGTTACAAACTGAATTAGTTGAGCAGAAAGAAGATTATGAAAATCAAATAAATGATCTTAGAGAAGAACTTAGGAAAGTATCTTTTTTATTAATAGAATATCAACATCAAAATAAATAAAATAAAATGATAAAACTTTTAGTTATAGTAGTAGTAGTATTAGCATGTGCACTTAGATTAGCAACTTGGATGGTGTATGGCTCACTTATTAAAGACAAGGATTGGGTCCCTACTCTAGAAAAACAAATTCAAACAAATTCAGAATTAAACTCGTTTGATTCAAACATGATTTATATTGGAAATTTACCTTATATAACAGATATACCATTTGACATTTTAGGTTATTATCATATTAGTGGGGTTGGAGTTGTACCTAGATGGAGTAAATCACATAAGTTGATTAAAGCTGAGTTTGAGAAATGTAAACAAAAAAGAGTTAGATAAATTAAAATAAGATTTGGCCTTCGGGCCTTTTCTTGTTATATTCAGATATAAATTAAAAAAAAATGGATTACACAAAATTATTTTACTGGCTTACAGTTGCAGACAATGCAAAGACAATGTTTATAGTTTTTATGACTATCTTCACAATTATTTCAGCTATTTCGACCCTTTGGTTTATAGTTGACCGCGATAGTGAAGATTTAAGTTGTAGCGATAATAAAGGAGCAGAACGTGCTAAAAAATGGATGTGGTGGAGTTATCCTTTTATGATTTTGTTTTGGTCATTGTATGTGTTTACACCAAACAAAAAAGATGCTTTGCTTATTGTTGCTGGTGGACAAACAATGCAGTTCCTAACTACAGATAGTACAGCTAAACAAATACCACATGATGTATTAAACTTTGTATCAGTTGAACTACGGAGTATGGCTAAAGATGCTGAAGTGGACCTAGGTATTAGTAATCAAAAGGATCGTATGATTGAAGAAGCTAAAGAGATGACTACAGATCAGCTTCTAGATAAAATGAAGACCGATACAACATTTGCAAAAATAATCCTTAATCAATAAAAAGTTTGGCCTTCGGGCCTTTCTTTGTTATATTTAAGATATGAAATTAAACACATTATATAAACGCGCAACTAACGGGAAGGTAGTTGAACACACAATTGAAGTTGAAAACAACTGTTTTAGAACAATATCTGGTTATACAGATGGAGTTAAAACAACTTCTGAATGGACTTGCTGTTCAGGTAAGAACATAGGTAAGAAAAATGAAACCACACCTAATGAACAAGCAATGGCTGAAGCTAAAGCAATGTGGACTAAACGAGTTGAATTAGGTAATTTTGAAAACATAAACGACATTGATAATGAAGTTTATTTTTCACCTATGTTAGCTCATAAATGGGAAGACCGTAAAGATAAAGTTAAATACCCAATCGCATCTCAGAAAAAATTAGATGGTGTTCGATGTGTTATTAAGTCAGATGGGATGTGGAGCAGGAATGGGAAAAAGATTTTATCTGCTCTTCATATTTTTGAAGATTTAAAATCTATATTTGAAAAACATCCGGATTTAATTTTGGATGGTGAGTTATTTGCTCTTAAAGATCAATGCGATTTTAATAAAATTATATCATGTGTTCGTAAAACTAAACCAACACAAGAAGATTTAATTGAGAGTAAAAAATATATTCAATATTGGGTTTATGATTGTCCTTCGCATGACGGTATTTTTACTCAACGGACAGAGTTCCTTAAAACCTTAGAATTACCAAATAGTTGTATTTTAGTTTCTACTGAAATCGCAAATAATGAAGAGGAGGTTATGAGTTTATATAAACAATATATAAATGAAGATTTTGAAGGACAAATGTTACGAGTACTTAATTCATTTTATGAAAACAAACGTAGTAATGGATTAATGAAACATAAAACCTTTTTCGACGCAGAATATGAAATTAAAGGAGTTGAAGAAGGTAAAGGTAAGTTAACTGGTAAGGTTGGTAGATTAATATTTGATGGATTTGATTCAGCTGTAAATGGTGATCATGAATATTTAGAGAAATTATTTAAAGCTGGGGATTTGGTAGGTAAAACAGCTACTGTTAAATATTTTGAACTTACAAGTGATGGTAAACCTCGTTTCCCAAAAGTGATTTGTATTAGGGACTTTGAATAGTTTTATAAAAAAGTGAATATTTGTTATAAATAACATTATGACAGGTATTTATAAAATAACATCTCCAACAGGTAAGATTTATATTGGACAGTCAATTAATATTTCTCAACGAAAACTTAATTATAAAAATTTTATCTCAAATAAAAATAATATCGGACCTAAATTATATAATTCATTATTAAAGTATGGTTTTGAAAATCATATATTTGAAATAATTGAGAAATGTTCAATAGAAGAATTAGATAAGAGAGAAATTTATTGGGGTCAATATTATAACACATTATTTGAAGGTTTAAATTGTAAATTAGGAGAAGGTAGAGGAGTATGTAGTGAAGAGACTAAAATTAAAATGAGTAAAGCTCATTTAGGAAATAAGAAGAGAGTAGGATGTATAATGAGTGAAGAAGCTAAACAATCTATAGGATTAAAAAATTCAAAACCAAAACCTAAAGTATTCTCTGAGAAGAAATCTAAACCCATTCTTCAATATGACTTAGAGAATAATTTTATTAAAGAATGGAGTTCTATAATTGAAGCTCAAAAAAGATATGGAAATAGTATTATTAATAATTTAAGAGGTAACACTGAAACAGCGTATGGATATAAATGGAAATATAAATGATGAATGAGCGATTACAAAAATTTATAGGTAATATTGATTTACTTAATGTAACACTAATAGTTGCTATAGTGACTTTATCTCTAAATGAGGCATATGGTGCAGGATGGTTATTATTATTTTTCTTTTTAAGAAACACAAATTAATATGAATAAACGAATTGAATGGCTTGAGTCTTTAATCCCTAAGGGAGTAGATATTGATAAAAAGTATTTTAATAACTTTTCTAAATACTCTTGTTATATGGGTAATGGTGTTTATCAATACCGAGGCATATATTCAACTGACACTAGAGAACTGTTTCTAATTACTTCATTATTACAAGAAGGCATAAATGTGTCTGCGGCTGATAAATTAGAAGAAGCAATTAATGAAATAAATAATTAAAACATGAAAACAATATTCATTGGCGATATTCACGGTCTTGATATTTGGAAGGACATTATCAAAAATGAAAATCCAAATCGTGTAGTGTTTATAGGTGATTATTTTGATAATAGTTATGATAAAGAATTAACAGCTGCTATTCAGATGTTCAATATGAATGAGATTATTGAATTTAAGAAAACAAGCGGTAAAGAAGTAATTCTATTAATTGGTAATCATGACCATCATTACTTCCCAGAAGTTGGTTACACAGGTACATCCGGTTATCAATATGGTGGTGCGCCTGCAATTAGTCAATTTCTAAATGAGAATAGAGAGCATTTCCAAATGGCATATCAAATGGATAACATTCTCTGCACTCACGCTGGTGTGGGTTATGATTGGTTAATTAATCAAAATAAATATGAGCCCGGAGTAGATCCAGGTACTATATCTGATTATATCAATGCTATTTGGGCATACCAACCTAAACGCTTTGTGTTCTATGGATGTGATCCATATGGTGATTCTAAAACACAAACACCAATTTGGATTCGACCTCGCAGTTTAATGGCTGGTAATAGGGAAACATTTCTTAAAGATCAGTATATTCAAATTGTAGGTCATACACAAAGAGATAAAATTGATATGGGTAAATCAACTGGTGGTAGATACTATTTTATTGATACACTTGGTAGTAGTGGTGAATACCTTATTTACGATGATGGTGTGTTTAGTAAAAATACAATTAAATAAAAATTTGGCCTTCGGGCCTTTTTTTGTTATATTCAAGTATATAAATAAATAAAGGTTATGAAAAACATTCACGTATTACCAACAGATAAACCAAG